GCGCTTAGAATTAAACATGAATATAACAAAACAAGACCATTTAAGCACGGTAATAAATTAATTTAGGGGTGATGAAATGCTAAACAAAGTAATCCTTATCGGTCACATGGTACGTGACCCAGAAATCAAAACAACAACAAGTGGGGTAGAGGTCGCAACCTTTGCCCTAGCGGTCAAACGAGATTATAAAAACGCAAGTGGCAACTATGACGCTGATTTTATAAATTGTGTAGCGTATAGGAATACCGCAAAATTTATATCAAGTCACGGGTTTAAAGGCCAATTAGTAAATGTTGAAGGTAGAATACAAATAAGGGCGTATGAAAAAGACAATCAAAAGCGATATGTAACAGAAATAATTGCAGACCAATTTAGACCGCTCGAATGGAAAAAGAGAGATGATGTCCAACAACAAGTCGACAATTATTTTGACAGTCAGTCGAATGTGGAAATATCAGAGGACCAGTTACCATTCTAGAAAGGAAAGGTGAAATTATGAATTATTACGAATTTATAAATCCTTATTACGCTTTGGTAAAGGCTGAAAACAAAGACGAAGCTACTAATTTATATATCGAACAAGTAGCAGGAGAAGAAGATGATTTTTTAGAACTTCTAAAAGAATGTAACCAAGTAACAGAAAAATATGCTAAAGAGAAATTTGAAGAAAATACAGACGAATCAGAAGAAGAAATTCAAAGATATTTTGTAGGTTCTGAATCGATTGTATTATTGATTGACATTTCATTGCTTTAAAGGTTAGGTGAGAAGATGAAAATAACTGACATTAAAAAAATAACTGAAAAAAGTAGTGCCGAAAAAGAAAATAAGATAAAAAAGTTAAAACCGAAATTGATTAATAAAGAAATTAAAAGAGTCTACAAAGATGCTTTAAAAGACATAAAAAAGACAGCGAAAAAAGGTGCTAATTGCACATCAGTGTATAATTGCTATTTTAAACATGAAGAGGCGATAGATAGTGTGATAATCATGATTAGAAAATTGGGATTTGAAGTAATCCAATACGAGTATAGATTTGACATAAAATGGTAAAGGGGGAAAATTATGGATGAACATATCAGGGATGAAGTTATAAGTGATGAAGAGCTTAATAATTATCGAATTAGGATCAAGTTAAAAACCATTATGAAATTGTATTGGAAATCAATCGACTTAGCTGTTCTTTCAACCGAGGATATTGCTCATAAAATGATAGGCAACAAAGGTATGTCTTATAGTCCAAAATCAACTTATAATTCAAATCGTCTTGAAGATGAGTCTTTAGAACATATCACAGCTAAAAATATAGTCGAAACCATTGATGATATTATCGAAAATCAATTAAAAGGATTAAGTCAATTGATAATTGATAGTGTTTATATTCAAGAAGAGTCCAAAGATGATACCATGGATAGAATAAAAAATTACTTTAAAATTCCAAAAAATAGAGATTATCCAAAGTCAACTTACTATCGCCATAGGCAAAAAGCGGAAAGGAGTTTTTATTTGAAAATCATCAAAAATTTAAATAAATTTTAAAAGTTGGGAATAAAATGGGAATTTTTAACGCATAAAGGGGGTAGTCTATTATATAATAATCTATGAGATAGTATAGACATCTCAAAACATGTTTCATTGATTCCTTCCTAATTTTCATAATATACCCCAAAATCATATTAAATAATCCCTTTGGAAAACATCTCTACTTAAGTTTAGAGGTGTTTTTATTATATAAATAAATCTTATTGAGTTAATATATATATAAAATTAAACTGTGGTGGTGGAATAGGTAGACACAATCCAAAAGCAGGTGGTCAGTTTGGTGAATAAAGAGATGTCCATACGTGAGGGTGCCAAATTGTTAGGTGCAAATCCTAACCCACAGTTATAAAAATATTTAGAAGGTGAATATAAATGTTAAATAATTTATTCAGAATAACCAAGTTTATAATATTATATCCATTATATTTATACTATAATAGTAAAATTATTAAAGGTAATGATATATATACATTAGTTGATTTTAAAGAAATATTAAATGATAAATACAATGAAAACACTAAATTTGAAGATAGAATTCAAAAGCATTGGAGAAAAAAATATAATCAAAAAATTATAAATAGATTAAATCAATTAGCTTCAAAGGGTGGTGAGATATATGGTTAAACTGTCACCAAGACAACAATTGTTTGCGGATGAATACCTGGTAGACCTTAACGGAAAGCAAGCAGCAATACGAGCCGGATATAGTCCAAAGACAGCAGAAGTACAAGCAAGTCGATTGTTAACGGTTGTTAAGGTTCGCACATATATAGATAAGAAAATGGCTGAACGTTCTCGTAGAACTGGTGTAAATGCTGATAGAGTAGTTATTGAACTTGCTAGAATTGCATTTGCTAATCCAACTAACATTGTTGATACAGATACCGCAGAAGTTGACAATAATAACGATGATGATACTGCAGCAATTCAGTCAATAAAAGTAAAACGATCATTCAGTAAAGATGGAGAATCTGTCGAACGTGAAATACGCTTCAATGATAAAACAAGATCACTTGAACTGTTGGGCAAGCATTTGGGAATGTTTACTGATAACGTGAATGTTACTGGTTCAGTTGAACAAAAGCAAGTTTTAGATGTATCTAAATTAACAGATAAACAACTAAGAGAATTGCTCCATGAAGCGAGTGAGGTTGATGAAGAATAATAGGCTCACCCTTTCTATAAAGCAAGAATTAGCTAGACGTAACTATATTGATTATTGTCGATATGTTCATCGAGGATTTTGGCGAGCATTTGACGTACATAAATTGATTTGTAATAAACTAGAAGATGTATTGAGTGGTAAAACCAAAAGATTAATTATTCAAATGCCACCTAGACACGGTAAATCTATGACGGTAACCGAAACGTTCCCGTCTTATTTTTTGCTTAAAAATCCAGACAAACAAGTTATTCAAATATCTTACTCTGGTGATCTAGCAGAAGACTTTGGAGAAAAGAATCGTGATAAATTTAGCGAATATGGTTTAGAATTATTTGGTTTAGAAGTATCAAAAAAGAAAGCAGCTAAAGCAAAATGGGGTATTGAGGGCAAACGTGGTCGAATGATAAGTGCCGGTGTTGGTGGCCCAGTTACTGGTAAAGGTGCAGATCTACTAATAATTGATGACCCTATCAAAAATCGAGAAGAGGCAGAATCTGAAACATACAGAGAAAAACTTTGGAACGAATGGACCTCTACATTAAGAACACGTCTACATAAAGACGCAGCAGTTATTGTTATCCAAACTAGATGGCATGAAGATGATCTAGCAGGTCGATTAATCACTCAAGGTGGTTGGGAAGTTATATCTTTACCGGCCATATGCGAAGATGATAATGATTTACTAAATCGTAATATAGGTGATACGCTTTGTCCTGAACTTGGATTTGACATTGAATGGGCTTTACAAACTCAAAGAGATGTTGGTACTAGAACATGGACATCATTATATCAACAAAGACCATCACCGGCAGACGGCAACATATTTAAACGTGATTGGTTCTGTTATTACAATCAAAATACATTGCCAAAAACATTTGATGAGATTACTCAATCATGGGATATGGCATTTAAAGATACAAATTCATCTGACTTTGTTGCATGTGGCGTTTGGGGTAAAAAAGGGGCAAATCATTATTTATTACACCGTTTAAAAGAACGATTAAGTTTTGTGGAAACAGTTAAAGCGATGATAAAAGTTACTAATCTTTATCCTAAAGCGACTTTAAAACTTGTTGAGGATAAAGCAAATGGTCCTGCAGTAATCAGTGCATTGCGTAAAAAGATACACGGTATTGTTGCAGTTAATCCAGGTAAAGACTCAAAAGAGTCAAGAGCATACGCAGTAACTCCATTATTTGAAGCTGGTAATGTATTTATACCCGATTATGCAGAATGGAAAGAAGATTATATTGAAGAATTAGTCGCATTTCCGAATGCAGCGCATGATGACCAAGTCGACCAAACAACTCAATATTTAAAACGTCATATTACTGCTAGTCAAGCTATTCAAATGAATACAAATATGTTTGGCAATGATGATGACGATTGGATTTTTAATTAATTAAAGAGAGGTGAAAATAATAAATGAGTAAAAAAAATAACAATAATAATGCTATCGTTGATGATGAGAATATATTGCTTTATGACCTGGATTGGTTAAAAGAGGGCGAACAATTCCCACCAGCAAGTCAAATTGAGCGAATTAATAAATATAAACGTAATAAAAAACTATTCGAAACAAAGCAAATGAAAGTATATGCGGATGCATTAGGGCGCATTCAGTTTCTAGTAGGTGATAACAGAAGAACGATAATAAACCCTGTTGTATTAAATTACAATAAGTTATTATCAATCAAAACAGCTGACCTCTGTTGTGGTGAAGAACCAAAGATTACCGCAGAAGGTCAAGACAGGCAAGAAACTGTTGATGATATTATTGAAAATGTAGAAATGAATAAAACATTGTATGAAACCGTTATAGACATATCAAGATATGGTGATGCAATCTGGCGACTATACAAAAATGATGATTCTAAGGGTGATATAACAATCTGGGATCCTACTGAATGGTTTCCAGTTATTAGTATTGACAATAAAAAGAAAATTACAAATCACGTCTTAGCTTGGAGAATCTATAAAGGCAAAGATACATCAGGCAATAAAAAATATGAACTACACGCTCAAGTGCATTACAAAAAGTATTATGATCATTATATTTTTGAAATGAAAAATGAAAATACAATTGGTAAACTAATTTCAAAAGAAAAAGTTAATACTGGTATGGATGATTTTGCAGTAATTCATTTTAGTAATGTCACAACATCAGACTCGCCTTTTGGACATGATGATTATGTACCGGTCGATAGTATTATCTCTGAATTAATGGTTCGATTTGGGCAAATTCAATCTGTTTTAGATAAACACGCAAGTCCAGCATTGCAAGGGCCAATTACAGCATTGGAATTTAATGAAAAAACTGGTCATTATCAATTAAAACTATCAAGTTATTTTGCCAAAAATCCAGAAGATGAAGAGGTCAAATACTTAACTTGGGATGGTAATTTAGAATCAGCATTTAAAGAAATTGAAATGCTATTTAATCAATTATTAATTATATCTGAAATGGGAACAGCATTGCTTGGGTCAGTCGATAGTGCAGGATATGCAACTAGTGGGACAACAATGCGACTTAGAATGGTTAACCCGTTATTTAAGTCTCGTAGATTTGTCAACAATTTGCATAATGGTATTAAAAGGGCATTAACCAATGTGTCACAAATTGGGTATACAAAGCTAGAGAAAAAAGATATTACAATCGATTGGTTAGATGGTTTACCAAACGATCCAAAAGAAGAAGCTGAAATCATGTCAGTAAGGACTGGTAATAAGTCTACTATTTCTCAAAAGAAAGCAATCATGCATTTAGAGGATATGACAGAAGAACAAGCACAAAAAGAAGTTGATGAAATTCAAAAAGAAGCTGAAAACTCAATGATTGATTTTGAATTTCCAAATATAGACGAACCACCTAAAAAAGAAGATGAACCGCCAAAATCTGGTGATAAAGAATGATAAAAATAGTGTGTAATTGTGAATGTAAATGTAAAGAAGAAGTAGCACCATTAATAACTTGGCTGAGGGAAAATCTAACCGACAAGCAACTCCATATTGCCTTAATAGTTATGTTATCGTTATTTATTTTATTAATGGGTTTAGTATTAAGTATTAAAGGTGATAATGAATGATTGATAAAACTGGTATTAGTACTGGCAAAGAGGTCAGAACACTATTAGAGCAATTAGAAAATGGACTCATCTTAAATTATAAGCGTTACTTTGATGACAAAGATAAGCCAATATCAGATGTCGACTTTAAGCAATGGCAGCAAGAAAAAATGTCTAGATTTTCTGCATTTCAAAAAACAAATAAGTCAATCGTTCATTCGCACATAGGGCCACTTAATAAATCAATTATGACAGACTTGCAAGACTCTTATAACTTTGGATTAACCTATGTAGAAAAGCAAATTGAGAAAGCCACAAAGAAAGGTGCAGAATTAAAGAAAATCACTACTATTACAACCTTTGCTGAAAACAGAAGAGTGCAGAAACAGTTAAAAGAAATACAACAAAATCTTAATAAGTCATTTAATAACGCTCTACGCGATATGGACAAGCAGTTTATGTCGACTGTAACACGAGTTAAACACTTTAAGTCAGTTGCTCCAACTATAAATAGTGCTGTTGATTTAGCGAGTAAGACATTGCTATTTGGTGGTGTTACTAGTGGTTTTACTAAAGATAACAAAAGAACGAACCTAGTCACTAAATTAACCACAGACACTCAAGAGTTCTCACAAGAAATGATGTTCATTGGTGAAGGTGAGAAATCAAGCGAGGTTGGCAATCACTACGTTTATATAACAATTCATGCTAGTAGTTGTCCGTTATGCACGCCATGGCAAAATCGAGTATTAATTGATGACGTATATCAAAATGGAAAGCCTGATGGTAAACATCCGTTGTTATCTACTGCAATTAAAGCAGGGCTTTTTCACTATAATTGCCGACATAATAGATTAACATTTATCCTTGGTGTGGATAAAATTCCTAATGTTCCCGAGTATGTTCCTAACATTGAAACTAAATCTGGTAAAAGACCACTCGTAGGCAAACAACATTCAATATATAATTCCGAACAACAACAACGATACTTAGAACGCCAAATCAGAAAATGGAAACGTGTTGAGTTAGGTTCTGTATCTGATGTAGAACAGAAAAAAGCAAGACTTAAAGTCCGTCAATGGCAATCTAGACGTAATCATCTAGTTAAATCAACAGATGGATTGTACAGAAGTCAATACTGGCGAGAAAAACCAGGATACAAGTTAAATAAAGATGCTCGCTGGCAAGACTTAAGATATAATAAAAATTTAGTTTAAGGGGGTGAAATTATATGGGAATGGTTGGAATAGATACAAGTACTCCAAAAGGTAGAGTACTAGTAGAATTAAATGAATTAACTGAAAAAACCGATAAATTAACTTTATTTATTGGTAGTGAAAACTATAAAAAATTATCTCAAATTCAACAAGATTTATTATACAGACAAATGAATATTATGCACGATTACACGATAGTTTTACAATCACGTTTAGATAATTGGGAGTAATTCTCAAAGTTAATTAAGCACTAAGGTGCTTTTTTATATTCCCGTCCTGGATAATGACGATAAAAGGTCTAATTCTATTTTAACCTACGCAGACACAACTGCGAAAACAAGTGAAAGGATGATTAAAAATGGAATTAAAAGATTTATTGGGTGAAGACCTATACAAACAAGTCACTACAAAACTAGGTGACAACAAATATGTTTTTGGAGCTGCTGAAAACTATATACCTAAGCATCGTTTCGATGAAGTAAATAATACAATTGAGTCATATAAAACTCAAATAACTGATAGAGATAAGCAATTAACAGACTTGAAGAAAGTTGCTGGCGATAATGCAGACCTCACAAAAAAGATAGCCGATATGACAGAAATTAATAAAAAGGCTGCTGGTGAGTTAGTTGCTGCAAAACGAAATTTTGCTATCGACTCGGTATTACTTCAAGCTAAGGCTAAAAATCCGAAAGCTTTAAGAGCGTTAATCGATGACAGTAAAATAACATTTGACAACGATAAGTTGGCTGGTCTCGATGAGCAATTAGAAGCAATTAAGAAATCAGATAGTTATTTATTTGGTGACGATGTTCCTTCAGGTACTGGAAAAGGCAGTGCACAAGGGCAACCTGATACAAAAGATTCATTTACTAAAGAACAAGCTGAGCGTATAAGAGCTGGCTTGTTTTAATTTTGGCTAAAAGAGGAGAGGATTATAAATGCCAACTAATGTTATTGAGTTAGTAACCAAATATATACCAATGTTAGACTATCAATATAAAGTCGGGGCAAAGTCAGCAATCTTAGACGCACCTGCTGATATAGTTGAAGAAACTAAATCTGCTAAAAAAGTGCGTATTCCAAAAATGGCTTTAACAGGTTTAAAAAACTATTCAAGAAATAAAGGTTTCTTGTATGGTGTTCAAACTTTAACTTGGGAAGAACATGAATTCACCATGGACCGTGGATCTAGATTTCAAGTTGATGTAATGGATGATGTTGAGTCACTTGGAGTTGCATATGGTCGTTTAGCACAAGAATTCCAAAGAATGCACGTTATTCCAGAGCTTGATGCATATCGTTTTATGACCTATGCTCAACTTGCAGGTACTAAAGACACTACCGCTCCATCCACAACTAACGTAACAAAATTAATTCAAGATGCAGAAACTGTGCTTGATGAAGCAGAAGTTATAGAAGAAGGTCGTATCATGTTTGTTACACCTACATTCAACAATATTTTAAATCAATCTGAAAAATTACAAAAACGCTTTGATACACAAACAAAGACCGATGATATGGGTGTTAACTTTAAAATAAGACTTTTTGATGGTATGCCATTTATTGTGGTTCCTCAAACGCGTTTTAAATCAGCATATGTATTCTATGATGGTGAAACTGCAGGTCAAGAAAATGGCGGATTCGTTCCAGCTGTTGATGAAGTTAATGCAGCAGATATGACTAAAAATGCTAAAGACCTAAACTTCATGATTATTCATCCATCCGCAGTTATGCAAATAATGAAACGTGCTATTACTCGTGTATTTGCACCAACTAAAGATTTAGCTGCTCAAACTGGAGCTTGGGGTGTTGCACAAAACATTGATGGTTGGGATATTCAAGACCGTCTATATCATGACGCATTCGTTTTAGACAATAAAGTAAAAGGTATTTATGTTAACCATAATGCCTAGTTAGAGGTGATTATATGATCCAGCTCGACAATGATTATATGAAAAATAAACGCGGGATCGATTTGCAATCACGTCTTAAAATCAAAGATAACGCAAGTGGAGCTGTTCAGATTTTTCTAGAACAGCTCTCTTTTCGTTTATATGACTATGTTTTATCACATAGTACTAAGTTTAAAGACTATGAGGCAGTCGATTTGTATATTGACAAATTATCAGAGTTTAACAAAGAACAATTTAAAAGAGCTATTTCAGAACAATGCTTATTTATATTATCTACAGGTGATTTGAATTATAAACTACCTGATGGAACAATGAATTTAAGCTATTGGAAAGAAATGCGTATATGTCAACAAGCAAAAGACATTATTTACAATCTTCATATGATTACTAAAACTGGTCGAATTGGAAACGATTTTGATTTATATCATAGATATGAAGATTTAGATGATGAATTTAGATATTAAGAGGTGATACTATGCCTTTTACCGAATTTAACAGCATTGATAATGAAGAACAAGCAGAAGGCTTTTTGATTAGAAATAATTACAAAGAACCTTTTAAATATAAAACAATTAATCCTCGTAACTATATATTTAATGACCCCATTGTTGGTAATAGAGTTGTAACTGCGACTACAACTATACAAACTCATAACGATTTAAAATTTGTTATGGGGGATAAAATCCAACTAGAAGAAATGGTAAATCCTTTAACTATTATGAACTTTAGTAAAGATGTAAAAGAGGACCAATACATGTTTTTAATTGAAGCTATAAATGTAAAATATATCCTCGATTTGGCGTGATAACATGATGACTTTATTTGAAATGACTAACATTTTGCACAAACATTTATATAATTATTCA